TCCGGCACGCCAAGAGAATGGGCAGGATGTCCTTGTTGCCGCTGTACTTGTCCAGCACCAACGACTTGATCACCATAGTGGTCTTGTCGTCGGTGTAGAAGACATTGCCGATACGCCATTCCCGGAAGGTCTGGTTGGGGGCCGATCGGGGCTCACCCTTCTGGCGGCGCATCAGCATCATCTGCCGCTGCCGTGCCGTCCAGAAGAATTCCTTGACTCTGGTGTTATCCATTGTACTTGCGTCCTTGTCTGAGGCCCTGGAGTTGTCCAACATACTTGGAATACTCGCAAAGCCAGTGTTCGACTTCTCTCATTTCCCAAGCGGGCCATTCGGCCGGCCAATTGTTGGGGTCTCTGGAGAGCTCGAGGAGCTTTCTGCCCATCCCGAGGGGTGCCCAGATGTTGTGGAGGGAGTACGTCACGCTGGTGAAGTCCGCTGCCGTGAGCAGCGACAGCCCCTTGCACGCACCTGGGCCGAAGGACGCCCAAGTAAGTATATCCGGGGAGTCGCGTAGCCAGCGGGTCCAGCGCATGTCTGAAATAACCTCATAGGCCATGAAAGGCCCTAGGAGGGGGACTTGCATCAGCCTGGCGTGCGTCTCGCGCAAGGTCTCGAAGACCATGATCTCTTCGGCTTCGCGCTCGACCCACTCAACGACCTTGATGAGGCCGTGGAGCTTGTCCAGTCCCTTGGGCGTGTGGATGACGTATGCCGAGTTCACGATGGGGCTCACATCGGCGAGTACCTCAGCGGCGATCTTCCCACTCCAGTTGGGCAATCCGCCTGCTGCAAGCACGAACTTCAGCGACTGGATGCGGTTGATGTAGCGACATGCGGCCATATCCACAAGGGCTTCTGCCCCAGTGTCCGCTTTGTCGCGCACGTTTTCCGCAATCCAGACGGTCGTTTTGTCCAGTTCGCGAAAGACGTTGCAGAAGAAGATGTCCCGGAAGACCCGGTCCTCGGTGAAGGGAAAGAGCCCCGCTTGCTTGCGGAGGTACATCTTGTGCCGTTCCCTGGCAGTGGCGAAGAATGCCTGCACCTGATCAGGAAGAAAGGTGGGGTTGAAGTTGGCCGGTGGCTCCAGTGTACGCGTCTTCACGGATGAACCACGCGCACTCGGTGTTCCGCTCTCGTTATAGCAGTGTATAACCATTTCCTGGCGTCCTGTTTGAAGTAATGAGACTCGTCGAACACGATGATGTCCGACCACTGTGATCCTTGCGACTTGTGGCAGGTTATTGCGTACCCATAGTCAAATTCTTCTGCCTCCTTTCGTTGCCAGTAGGGCATAAGGGTTTCTATCATCTTGAAGTGATGCCGGTGTACCGGAATGAGTCCATCGCCAATATCCAGAAGCAGGTACTCTTCTCCCTCGTCAATCACAGCGTTGACTACTGACAGCACACCGTTCAGTATCCCAATGTCGTGGTTGTTTCTGAGGCAGATGACCTTTTCGCCCTTTGCCACTAGGCTGTCGCCAAACAGCTGCCGGTGGCAGGTGGCGTTGATTCCACGTCTCGTGGAGTTCAGCCCAACAATCACTTGGCTCGCGGCCATAAGTTCTTCGATGCTTGGCCTTTTGATCAAGACAGCCGAATCGCCGTAGTTCCCGATTCTGAGGCATCTGCCTTCACGAACCATGGTGGCCATCTGAATGATTGGCGAGTCTTTCGCTTGCCGGTGTACTTCGGTCAAGAGAAAGTCTGGGGTGCCTTTGGTAAACATCCCGCCCTCGCCCACTGGTGGGAGCTGCGCGGGGTCGCCAAGCACGAGAATCTTCACACCGAAGGACAGAAGGTCTTGTCCCATCTGTTCCCCTACCATACTGCACTCGTCGATTACGACTAAGTGTGCAGCCCGTATCTCGCTCTCATCGTTCAGCAAGAAGTGTGGCGCTGCCAAATACTTGGTTTCTCGCTTGATTTGAAACTCAATCTCATTCTTTCTTTGAAGGAAGTCGGGATCGTTCTCGTCAACGCTGCCGTCGAGCAACTTCTTGAGCTCTTCCTGCAAATCCTTCAGCGTGCGATCCGACTTATCTTTTGGGCAATAAATGAGTCTGTGGATAGTAGTCGCGTTCACACAGCCTTTTTCACGCATCACACTGGCTGCTTTCCCAGTGTAGGCTGCAAAAAGCACATGGCCTGCGGACTGCTGGGCCAAGTGAATAGCCAGGGTCGTCTTACCAGTTCCGGCATACCCAAACAGCTTGAATACTTGTCTGCCTGGGTCTAGCAGCCACTTGCCCACTGCAGCAAGCGCTTGCTCTTGTTGGTAGCTCCACTCCATGGCACTTCTTTCTGCCCCCGGCCCAGTTGCCCAGGCCGGGGGCGAATGGCGATGACTAGAACGCTTCGGTGGTGGCTTCCCCGGTTTCGGAACCGGTGTCCATCTTGCCGGTCAGCAGACCCTGGCGGGACTGGCTGAGCAGAGTGTCCCCTTCTTCGAGAAGGAGCGCCCCGGTCTCGGGGGAGATCAGGGACTCCATCACGTTGTTGTTGACCGCCGCCTGGAACACGAAGTTCGAGAACGGCTGGCCCTGGGCGTTCTTGTCGAAGACCGTGGTGATGCACATCTGGTGGGCGAACATCGGGGGACGTCCCCGCACCAGGCGGACGCGCGACATGTAGCCACGGTAGGCGCTGATCTTGCTGCTCGAGCAGGCGATGATCATGGGGCTGAGAATCTCGCCGTTGACCTCGCTGAGCAGGTGCCCGTAGATGTAGAACGTCTCGATCAGATCGTTCCCACTGGGGGTCTTGATCTTCCGGAGTTCCTTAGGGTCGCCGCTGCCCTTGAGCACGCGCTGGTCACGCTCGCGGATAGCGTCCTTGTAGAGGGGGCTGTCCGTCTGGTGGATGGCCACGAATCCGCCGCCGGCACTGCGGGGCTTCCACTCGACGATGACGTGGTTGGTGTCGCAGGGCTGGAAGATGATGCCGGTGGCTCCGGGGTAGACATCCCGAGTGACCGTGTTGAGCAGATCGCCTTCCTCGGCACCGGGGATGAACTTGGGGTCATTCTTGGAGAGCTCGGGGGAGAGCTTCTGGAGAATGCCCAAGAAGGGGATCTTGACGTCGGCCTGAGTCTGGTTCTCGAAACCAGCACCGGCCATGCTGCCGTAGTCGTAGAACTTCGCGGGGACAGAAGAAGCTGCTTTGTTACTCATGTTTTGGACCTTGGATGATTGCGGTTTTCTTCACGAAGACGCTGAAGGTGTCGAGCGGGATGTCTTCTCCTTTATCCAGTGCTTGGGCTACGAAAGATCGTAGTGTCGAAGGCTCCACCTTCGACTCGATCTTGGTGGCGAAGTGCTGCTCGCGCAGGCTGTCAGCCAATAGCGCGGCCTCTTCGGCCTGTTCTCGCGGGAAGCTGACCACCACGTTGCGCTTGATCAGAGTGCCGTGCCCGTTGTCGTCCAGCCATTTATAGGCTGCCATGGCCTTGGGCGAATTGCTGGCACCCAGCGAGGCGAAGACGTTCTTCTTGAGGCTGACCTTGACGCCTTCCGAAGTAGTATACTCCGCCACCCCGAGGTCTTCCATGAGCTCGGGGATTTGCTGCTCCTTCAGGTCGAGAATGACCTGTGTGACTCGCTTGACTTCAGCTTCCATCATGGCCAGCGCCATCTCAGTCTCTTGAAGAGTGGCAGTCAGCTCAGTGAGCTTGGCCATGCCCTCCAAGGATTCCGCAGGCTGGGCATACTTGCTGTAGTCGTTCATCGCCCAGAGCTCCCATGACCGTTGCTGCCCCGGACGGTCTCGCCCAGAGGCTCGTGCGTCTGAACGAGATCGACCGCAGGCACTTCCTTGATCACCAGTTGCGCCAGGCGGTCGCCGGAGTGAAAGACGTACTCGTCGTCCCCGGTGTTGAGGAGAGTGATCATCACCTCACCCCGGTAGTCGGCGTCAACCGTGCCGGGGCTGTTGAGAACGATGACCCCGGCCTTGGCGCTCAGGCCACTGCGAGACCGGACTTGCGCTTCCCAGCCGGGGTGCAGCTCAATATGCACACCGGTGTGAACGCTCCTGCGGTCGAGGGGCTGGATGATGCCGCCTTCGTTGGAGAAAAGGTCAAAGCCAGCGTCGTTCTCATGCGCTCGCTTCGGCATTCTCGCGTTTGGCTCGAGAAACACTTTGAATTCGGCGTTCATTGGGCACCTTTCTACGGTTACGGGCTAGCGGGCCGGATTGCTCGCTTGTCCTTATTATAGCCGCTAGGGCTACGCTTGCAAGCGCCTCGCTAAAATATAGCCCTATAGCCAGCTACGAAGACCATCTCCCATGACCTCATCTGCGATCTCTTTCTTCTTACGGAGAGCGTCAACAATCTTTTCGTCGACCGTATTTTCCGCAATGAGGTCCACTACCCGGACTGTTTTCTGTTGCCCAATCCGGTGAGGTCGGTCTTCGGACTGGATGCGCTGGGTCAGATTGAAGCTGTTGCTGTAGTAAACCTCAAGCGTAGCCTCAGTGAGTGTGACGCCTTCCCCAATAGCTGCTGGGTTAGCGACCAGATACTTGGTTTTGTTGCGCTTCTGGAAGTCGTCCAGTGCCTCACCTCTTGCCGCGTTGACCACACGGCCATCGATGAACGACGCCGAATCGCCCAAGGCTGCGAGCACCGCGTCGATGTCCGCATGAAAGCGACACCAGATGATCGCCTTGCAGTCTTCCTCTTCGAGGACTTCTTTCAGCAACGCGATTCGCGGGTTCTCCCCATTGGGCAAAAGGCACCCGCAACAGATTTCCTGCAGCCGAAGGAGCCGGACAATGGCCAATGCCGCAGTGAGGAACTCGCCATTCTCCAGTTCGAGTTGATACTCCTCACGCAAGGTCTTGTACTGCTTGCTCTGCTCAGGCAGCATGGTGAAGTATCTGCGCTGGTACACTTTGGGTGGAAGATCAAGCGCGTCTTCCTTGAGAATCCGCGAACCAACAGATTCAACAATTCTTGTCAGTTGGTCCAGATTGCGGTACTCAACGCAGCGCTCGTAGCGTTGCCCACCTGGGGTGACCCTGTTCTCCCACACACCGAAGTAGGTCTTGAACGCGGCGAAGGTGCGACATTGGCACCGCTGCCAGATCGCCGGATCAAGAAACTCGATCTGGGTGTAGAGGTCCATTGGCGAGTTGGCCACTGGTGTCCCGGTCAAGATACGCCGATAGTCAGCGTATCTGGCTGAGGCCAGCACCCGCTTGGTTGTCTTGGCTCCTGGGGTCTTGATGCGAGTGCTCTCGTCCAGCACGTACATGCACTTGCGCTTGGTAAGGAACTGCTTGGCTGCGGCCCTGCCCAACTCGGTCATGATCGCGTTGTAGGACATGACCAGCACGGAGAGCCCGCTGTTGGCCAGCACCCACTCAAGTTCGTACTTGGCGCCAACAGTGCGAGCAGTATTGCTGTACCAGATCATAGTCCGAAAACACTGTTCGATATTGGGCCAAAGATGCGCCGGAAACTCATCGCTTACCCAGTTGCGGTGAACACCATTGGGAGCTAGCACCAGGATGCCGTTGATTTTGCCCTCGAGAAACAGCTGGCAGGCTGAATCGATGATAGTCTTGGTCTTGCCAGTCCCTGGCTCCCAGAACTGCCCACGTAAATAGTCGTGGCCGTGCTCTGTGAATTCCTTCAGTTGGTGCGCGTATGGTGTGGTCTTCATTCTTCGAACCTTATGAAACCGTGGGTCTCGTCCCACTTGATGTGCTTCAAGGCAGTCGCCCTGGGCAGATTGAGCTGAGCTTCCAGTTCCTCAATGAGCTCTTCTTTCGATAGCCGAGGCTGGTAGCAGTTGAAGACTTCCCAGGCTGCCGTGCCAGGCCGTTTGGGGTTGGGCACCAGCACGACTAGCCCTGCCAAGATTTCCTTGTCTGGCTGCTCGGCGTCCCATTTCACCATGGCATCGATGAAGTCCTTGACAGCAAAAAGCCGACAGAGCTTGTGCTTGCCGGCTTCCGAAATGACCCAACTGTCCCCGCTGACTACGATCAAGTCTTGCGCGAGCCAGTCGGCCAGAGTATCCTTAATGTCCGCTGTCTTTCCACCAGGGCCTGACAGCATCTTATCGCTGGCCTCAATTACACGTTCTATCATTGCTTGGCACCTTTACCCGTTAGCCTTATATAGGGGGCTAGGGGCTACTATAGGCGAGCGGGCAGGGGATACAAGCGGGGCTAGCCTAAATAGTAGGGGTTTGCCAAGAACTGTGCCCATCGCGCACGGTGGTCAACTCAGCAGAGAAGTCAGCAGGCAGGCTTTCGGCGGAAACCACTGTTCCCCCCGCAGTTCCGATGGGGGTCCAGGTGCCCAGGAGAGTTGCACACGTGTAGCCCTCGGCGGGAGAAGTATTCTCCACATCGGCCAGATGGGTCATGTACCAGGCAGAGCCACTCCACCAAATGTGGTCTGTGCCATTGTCAAACTGTGGCTTGCTGTTGAGCATGGCATTGTAGCTGTAGGTGCCGTTCATGGAAGTGACATCTGCACCAGTAACAGCAACCTGATAGTAGATGTCAAGCCAAGTGTCGTCGGTGATGCCAGTGATGGTATGGAGCACAGTAGCACCGCTTTTGCGAGCAAGAGTATAGGTGGTTCCTGTCTCAGGCGTGAGAGATGCATCAGTTTGCCTCACAACGACACCTACTTGTAGCGTCCGGTTGCGATGTGCCCAGGTGAAGGTGTACCCGCTGCGTGCGAACTTGCCCGCAGGATATGGGCGGATAGCACGACCAGCCATAGTGCCTGCATGGGCAGTGGCATCGTCGATATCCAGCATGCCCTTGGAGGTAGACGAAAGTATCTTGACATTGTAGGATGTGCCAGAGGCTAGCTCATCACCAACAATGGCACTTCCATCACCAACAAAGTAAATGCGGTCGCCAGCGCTGTGGGCTACAGGAATGGTGTCAATCATGCCGCGAACAACAGTAACGGTAGAATTGGCAAGATCTACCTCTGTGATGTACAGCCATTCGTCACCAAGCAGGCAAAGTGCCTCCGGCTGAACTTCATTGATGTCCACCATGTTTGCCAAAGAAACAACAGCGTCTGCTGCAGTGGCCGCTAGCCCGCTGACGATCGTAGCAGATGGGCAAAATTTGAGTGTAGACAGTACATTCAGGTACGTGCCCCCTTCAACAGAGAGGAGGACAGCGGCTTCTTTGGAGCTATCCGAAGGACGAACAGCAGCCACAAAAGAAAGTCCCGTTGCAACTGTTTGTTCTGCAGCGATAGACTCGCCCAAGATGTCTTTGGCAATGTACCAATATGGTGCTTCAAGAACCAACACATACGTGGCGTCAATTGGGTCTTGAAGCGGGCTGACCCAGGCAGACGAGGGAATGTCGGAGAAGACCGTATCGCCTATGGAGAAGAAGTCCTCAACAGCAGTGATAGTGACTTTCTGATCGGTAAACGTGCCGTAGTCAATCTCGATAATGCGCACGATAGCGCTCGAGATGCCCAGAGCCGCCCAGGACACCTTGAGCACATCGCCTCTGGTATATTGGCGAAGAGTGGCGTTGCCAGTGAACTTGATCGTGAATGGGTCCGTTGCAGCGAGGCGAAGTTCTCTGGTAGCAACCTGGTTGGCAAGAGTGTGGCTTCTGATGGCCATGTAGCTGTAGGACTCAGCAACCAACACCCCTTGCGCAGCAAAAGAAGCTGTGTCTTGTATGGTGAAGGTAGCGGTCTCAAAAGTATCGGGATGAGTGTAGTTGACACTGATCTGATTGACGCGGTTGATCAAAGTTCCTCTTGTGAAGGTAGCGAGGTCTATGATAACCGCTTCGTCGATGGCAGGCACAGTCTCGGCCACATAGTCATCTCGCACTAACTTGAGTCCGAGTTTGCCGGTAGCGAAGTCTTTGTTCAGGAAGCCATTGATTATGGCACACACATCCTTGATAATGGTGGCCGCGTCACTCTGATGGTCTAGCGTCAAGGAAAGGCCAAACTCTTCTGTATACAGCTGATCTGCGGCATCCTCGAAAGAATCGGTATCGAGCAACTCGCTGGGGATGCCAAGGCCAAAGATGGGGCTAGTTATGATCTCGTACAAGATATGAACAGGGTTCATGTCACCGTTGATGTCAGCCTTGGCCTGGTACCATATGGGAGTTACCCCATCGACCTGTTTCTGGGTCCGACGGCATATGAGCTCCCACACCTTGAGATTAGGTGAAGTGCCGAGGTACACTTGCTTCAGCATCAAGGTAAACAGTCCCCGATAGGACGAAGTCAACGTGGCCACTTTAGATGCCAGGTAGACATTCTTCACCTGTGCACTTCCACCAAATTGGACATCAACATAGCCCTGCACTCCGCCTTGAGACGAGATTCCGCCAAACACGTTAGGCTTGTTGATGTAGATCGTCTCGTTGTCCGTCACTTCACCAGACCACAGCTCATTGTCATCGGCCCAAATGCTCAGCAGAGCGTCGACAGGCAGGGATACTCCCATTAGGATTCCCAGATAATAAGTGTACGCCTGCTGTTTGGATTTCTTGCTAGAGCTCATGGTCTTTGATCGCTTCCCTGATCACGTTGTCTACATAAAAGTCTTGCGCTTTTGCGGCGACCACAACATCCATGCCGTGTGCCACAAACTCTTGGTAATCCCAGCCGAGACGCTGAAACAACAGCCTTTGCCCACGAGCGCAGTAGCCAAGCCGGTGGGCATGCTTGGGAAAGGCTAGAACTCGACTTTTTGGTTCTTGTAGTCCCCCGTCCACAGCGAGTTAGTTCCCTTGTACTTGACTGTGCCAAAAACCACAGGAATTGCTCTGCCTTCTTCAGCAGTAGGATAGTCAAACTGGTCTTCTGTGGCTGGTTTTTGATCAGGCATCTTCGTCTTTGGCATCAGCATGTACGAGGCCACAGACAACAAGATGGTAATTACCAAGAGAACAAAGAATTCCATCGCTAGTACCCAATTGATTGAGTGAACGGGTTTCGACCAGGAATCAGATTCTGCCCACCATAGTTGGAAGAGTTGCTGAAGCGACTATCGCAGACTGCGATCGTATGTGGGCAACCAGGATAGACAGTGATTACGTTGCCGGCAGAAACACCAGAAAACGTGCCAAGAATGGAGACGGTGTTACCAACATGTGACCGGATGGTTCTGTACTGATTGTTGCACAAAATCATGCCGCCAACGTACACACCATCAGCTTCAGTGGCAAATACTGACGATATCACTGTGATCCCTGTGATGGAAGTAATGTACCCAGTCTTGGCATATGCCGATTTGTCAACACCGCAGCCAGTCGAGTAGAGCGCATGGGCACACTGAGCCTGGTACTTCCTGGGCAAAAGGTTTCGACCATCAAACGAGGGCATAACAGTGCAGGCGAAAGTCGCCTCATGTGCGCTGTAGGTAACTTTGCCCAGGTATCCTATGAAGCTGACCAGCTCGGTCGAATCCTCGAGCAGAGAAATCCGCACGTTGACCAGATAAGAGGGAGCCATCTGAATGAACAGTTGGCTTACAGGATTCCCTCTGGGCACTGTGATAGTGACCTGATCGGCCAAGGGTTCTTCGCTATTCGCGAGAGAAGAGCGCGATATCGGTGTGGCCGTGTAGTTCTTGAAGGCAAAGTATACATCCGACGAAGCTGATGTGTACCTGTAGTATACTGGCCCAGCAAGAGTAAACTCGTATAGCTCAACCATTAGGCTAACACCCCTATCATGGGCAATATGCAGAAAGCCTCATTATCTCTTGTCCACTCAAGCTCCACCTTGTCAGAAGCCAAGCGGCACTTCAGCAAGAAGCTAATCTTTACAGGACCAGTGAAGTTCACTGTGGCATCAAGAGTAAGTTGCTCTTCATCAGGGGAAGTCTCTTCTGCTCCAACAATCTCTCGGTACACTACTGAGGCACCATCAGTGATCTGAACATATCGTAGGATGCGATTGTTGAACACAGCGTTAGTGTACCAATGGTTCTCCACCACAAGAGTGATAGTGGTGCCACCAAGATCGTTGACTAGGAATAGATCATGACTGTTCGTTGGCACCCAAATCAGGTTCTTTTGTCCACGCAGATAACCCAGCAACTGCCTCAGCCACCAAGCGTCATCTTTGGTGGTGGCATGGATACCTACATCGATAGTGGGCTTGGCATACCCCCAGAAGTCATCGTAGAAAAATGTGCCTGCGTCATAGTCAAGCAAATGGCCGCCATTCTGGCTGGCAATCTTCACACTGTCATCTTTGAAAAGATTGCAGCGAGTGAAGACCGGCAGGCTCTTGTACTCAACGTCGGCTACAAAGCCTTCAACGTCTGGGGCCAGTGCTGACAAAAACGACACTTCGACTTTGCGTGCTTCCGAAGAGTACCTCGACGAAGTAGCTTGGTCCTGAGAATAACCCAGCAGAGCGGGGCACCCCATGGGTGCTTCGCTGTAGGATACCGTGATCGGAGTGGTGGTGATGAGGCGATCAGCTTCAACGCTTTCAACAAGAAGCAAGTCGCTTCCTTCAGGTCCATCCAGCACGCAAGGAGCCCCTGCGCTGAAAGAAGTCTTGCTGGTGTCCACCATTATCAGGTTCGAGCCAACCACAGGAACCGCAGTGACAACAAGTTCTTCCCACCACTTGGGCAGTACAATGAGGCGAGAACTTGTAGCGTATAGGATTTGATGCCACAACCGACTCAGGTTCATGCGGGACATCGACAGGCTCACACCGATTCTGGGGGCTTCTCTGAGAGAAATGCGAAGCTCGCTTCCGTTAGCTGAGGTCTGGACATCAGTTAGAAACTCAATGGTTTCTACGACACCAGTCTCAGGCCGATCTGCAACAAAGATGCCAGTGGCTCCGCTAATAGCCAATTGGTGTTCATCGTCGTTGAGGTTTGTGACTAGCCCAAAGGTGAAGTCGATGTTGACGGGAGAAGTGTTCTTCAGTGTAAGTGTGAAAGCCTTCTTTTCGTAGGGCAACATCATCATGCCAATAGTCAAGCCAGATTGCTCAAACACGATATCAGAGGAAAAGACGATGTCTTCTATCCAAACTCTCTGGCTGTTCATGTTTCTTACAAACATAGAAAGAACATAGCCTGGTGCAATGACACCAAGAGACACGACGTTCGAGATTACTAGCGACCCAGTCAGGTACACAAGAAATCCGTGCGAATGCACAGAAGTACCCGCGAGACTTCCGGCTGACTTTTGCCGATCTCGCAAGTCAAGTCTTGGAACTTGTGCTTTGCCTATGGTGAACATGCTATTTCTTCAGGGCCAAACCGAAAGGATTTACGGCATCATGAACCCAACGGTATTCATCGTTGAGGTAGACTCCCCAGTCGTCAGAGCCCACTGTGATTTCGTCGCCAGAGGTCACCCCCACCATGTTGAGGAACGCCATCTCTGGGCAATGCCCAATGGAACGGATGAACGCTTCATCTGTCAACTTGGTGAACATGAGCGAGGGCAAGAGAATTGGCCCATGCGCAGAGGAAGAATCTGTGTTTAGAAGAAACGACTTGGTTGGCGTTCTGTGCTGATCCCCTTCAGACAGAAAGCAGCCGAAGTTGAATTGGCCTGCTCCTGCCGCAACTGCGAGCGAACTGTCTGTGGCCTTGCTTCCGCCTCCTGCCCAATCGGAAGGGTAGCGCACCCCAATGTTCCGGCCCCACGCGGCAGTTGAAGCACCTGCGTCTTCCAAGAAGTACACGAAGGACTTGTTCCACGTGGCCACAGTGAGGTTGTAGCAGTGGCTACCCAGGTAGAACGGCAGGCCACTAGTGAGGACACCAAAAACAATGAAGCGAAAGCCCCAAGTGGAGGACAGGCCGATTGCCCCGCAGTAATCCCCTGCGTAGAAATGAACAAGAATGGAAGAAGATGTGTCGGTTCCCGCCAATGGGCAAAAGCTGGCGTTGGCACCCGGCTGATTCCACCAGTAGTCGGCGTCCGCATCGTACCCAGTGCCCACCGCGAGGGCAACTCCCCGAAGCCGAGCAGTAGTGTTCGAACTGTTGGTGACTCTGTTTGCCAGGGCAGACCGCAAGTGAGCGTGCAGTGCTACTCCATTCAGTGTCTTCGAGATACTGAGGAACTTCCCAGTGAAGGCATCACCAGCGAGATTGTAGCTGTCATCTTCCCAGCCATTGGTGGTCCAGCCTTGTGTTTCGAAGAAGACCTTCGCTCGCACGAGAATGTCGTTCACATCAGAGGCTACTTCGGCAGAAAAG